CGCCTTGAGCCTCGAAACCTGGGCGGACATGCAGGTGGCCGGTGGCCAGCGAGGTCGACGCGGTGGCAAGAGCGAGATCCCACACATCATCACCGGGCTCGGCATCACCTATTGCGGCTACTGCGGCCGGGCCATGAGCGGCCAGAACCTCTTCTTCAAGCTGAAAGGCCGCGCCAATCGGCTGAGCGACGGCTATCGCCGGCTGCTCTGCGCAGGCCTGCAGTACGGGACCGGTCGCTGCCCGCACCCCAAGAGCCGAAGCGTGGCGCCGGTGGAGCGGGCGATCATGAACTACTGCTCCGACATCCTGAACCTGCGCGCGCTCTATGGCGGCGACCGAGCAGCACCGCTGCGGTCAGAGCTGGCCAGGCTGCGCACCGACCAGGCCAAGCTCGAGGCGCAGCTGGACAGGTTGATGGCCGCGATGCTGGACACCGATGCGGAAGGCACGCCGGCAGTGTTCGCCCGTAAGGCCCGCGAGCTGGAGGCCGACAAAGCCAAGCTGCAACATGCGATCGGCCAGTGCGAGCATCAGCTGAGCACCCTGGCCAGGACCGACTTGGATGGCGCCGACGCCAAATGGCGCGAGCTGGCCCAGGGCGTGCAGGACCTTGACTCGGATGCCCGGCTGCAGGCCCGCCAGCTGGTCGCTGACACCTTCGAGCGGATCGTGGTCTACGCTAGCGGCATGCGGCCGGACAGCGGCGCCGATCTGATCGACGTGGTGCTGTTGGCCAAGGGGGGCGCCTCGCGTCTGCTGCAGATCGACAAGCGCGGCGCGTGGATCGCGAGTGTTCAGGTCGACCTGGCCGGCGACGCTGCCGCCCTCCCGGGCGACAGTTGAGCCAACGCCCCGCGACTTTAGAACAGGCCAGCCGGCTCGACGGCCTGATCCCAGGACCAGATCACCAGCTCCTTGCGATCGGCCGCTCGAGCGCCACCGCCGACGGTGTAGCTGATGTCCAGCGACTCCATGTGGAAGCCCGCGAAGCACTCGCGGATCGACGGGTGGTCGTTGATGCTGATCAGCGCCTTGCCCTTGATGCTGCGCATGGCGTCGGCCATGGCCTGGTACTCGCTGCAGGGGAAGTCGACGCCATAGCCCTCAGTCTCCCAGTACGGCGGATCGAGGTAGAAGAACGAGTGCGCGCGGTCATATCGCTCCATGCACTTGCGCCAGTGCATGCGCTCGACGTAGGTGCTGGCCAGGCGCAGATGGGCCGCGCTGAGCTGCTCCTCGATGCGCAGCAGGTTGACCGGTGGCGCCGTCGTCGCGGTGCCCCAGGTCTGGCCCTCGATCTTGCCGCCGAAGCACTGGTGCTGCAGGTAGTAGAAGCGCGCCGCGCGCTGCACATCGGTCAGCGTCTCGGGCGGCGTGTCCTGCAGCCACTTGAAGACTTCGCGGGATGACAGCGCCCATTTGAACTGGCGCACGAACTCCTCGAGGTGATGCTTGACCACCCGGTACAGGTTGACCAGGTCGCCGTTGATGTCGTTGATCACCTCGACCTCGGCCGGTGGCCGAAGGAAGTACAGCGCTGCACCGCCAGCGAACAGCTCGACGTAGCAGGAGTGAGGGGGGAAGCGAGGGATCAGCATGTCGGCCAGGCGTCGCTTGCCGCCGATCCAAGGGATGATGGGTTGTGCCATTGATGGGTCCAGGTGGTTGTTACACTCGGCCCGCTCTCGCGAGAGTGGCAGGGCCTTGGCTGGGCTCACAGGCTTACTCTGTGGGGTCGGTGTCCGTCCTGGGTGTTAGCGCACCCTGGGCGGTCGCCCTGTCTTTTTTCATTGAGCGGCGCGCCTCCCGGCGCACCTGGTGGTTCACTTGATCAGCGCGTCGCTGAGCTGCTGGCAGAGCTGGCCGGCGCCGTGGCTTTGATCAGCAAAGAGCGCCAGCTCTCGTCGTCGTTCGCTGCACCTGCCGAGCAGCTCGGTGAGCACTGAGACGGTTTCTCCGGCTGCCTGGCACTCGCCGGCAGACGCGGGATCTCGGGCGGCGAAACGGCTGCGGGTGGCGGAGAGTTCGTCGCGCAGCCCGCGATTAGCAACGACAGCACGGCGAGCATCAGCTTCGGCCGCCTGGCGCTTCTGGAATTCAGCATCGAATGCCTCCTGTTGAGTCTTGCGGACGCGGCGCTCCTCAGCGCGGGCATCCTCGACGGCCTGGCGCGACTGGCGCTCGGCGGTAGCGCGGTAGGTAGCGAAGTCAGCCTTCAGCGTGGCCAGATGCGCGCGTGCGGCCTGAGCCTGGCTGTACTGCCAGAGCGCCCAGGCGCCGAGCAATGCAGCCAAGACGACAGGCAAGGCGACGCGCGACGCAGCCCACAGAGCGGCGAGCCTTGACATGGATTACTCCCGAGAGGTGGGGAAGCGCCGCAGGCCGCCACTGCCGGTCGGCTCGTAGTTGCCGCCGTGCGTGCCGGCCGTCTGCGGCTTGCGGTTGCCGCACTGCAGCCGGCCGCACTCGGTGCGACCAGGCCGCTGGCATGCGGTGCAGCGAGGCTCAGGCTTCTGCTGGGGTGAAGTCGACATAGAACTTCTCGCCAGGGTTGAATTTGCCCAGCAGCGCCGGATTGGTGATGTGGATCTCGAGCGTGGCGCTCGGCGAGAACTTCGAGAACGTGCTGTCCTCGTGGAGCCCGTCCTTGTCGAACGAGGGCGGGGAAGCGGAGGATCTGCGAAATCTGCAGCTTGGCGCGCATGGTGGTGGACATGGGTTTCCTTTCGAGTGGTGAGACAGGGATCAGGGCTGCGAGCCCTTGAGCTTTTGGGCGGTGTTGCCGGTGATGTAGGCACCGACGGTGCCGACGACAACCAGCGCGAAGGTGCTGCCGGCCGGGTCCAGCTTGCCGATGCACTGCAGCCAGGTGGCGGCAGCACAGGCGAACAGGGCCAGCAGGAAGCGGCGGCTGCCGTACTTCACGAGGTCAGCAGCGCGCTGTACTTCGGCGCCCTGCTTCGGATCACATCGGCCACGTGGTGACGGTTGATGTCGCAGGCCGAGCGGCCCGCATACAGCGCCTGGCGCGACTTCAGGCAGTGAGCCTCAACATGGCCCCACCATCGGCCCGGATCGCAGCCTGAGGCGATCTGGCAGGCCCGGCGCTCGCGCTGCAGGCCTGGCATGCCGCCGTTATAGGCAGCGTCGACCATGGCCAGGCGCTCAGCCTGGTCGACCACGGCAGGCAAGGCATGCCAGTCGTCGCGGCTTTTCAGCACCAGCGCACGGAGCTGCAGCTCGGGACGCTGGTAGACGCTGGCCCAGTCCAGCTCGCCGAGCTGGGCAATGGCCGGGTGTCGGTCTCGCAGTTCCTGCAGGGCATCGAAGCGCAGCGCACCATCCGGTGACCAGGCGCGCGTGAGCTGGCCAAGGCCGGCGCCCTCTTCCCGCGCCGTCTTGAGCCTCGAGGTCGGCTGCCAGCAGCGCGGATGCGTCAGGGTGATGCAGCTCTCGTGCTCGACCAGGCCGCCGAAGTAGGCCGGCATCGGATGGTCTGGCCAGCTCGAGCGGATCTCGGCCTGCAGAGTCGGCAGCAGCGGCATCGCCGCCGATGGGATTGCAGACGTCTGCACTGGCGAGGCATGCGCTGAGCGGCCGAACAGGGCCAGCAGCGCGGCGATCACCACGCAGGTGCCCAGCCAGACCAGGCCGGCGCCGGTGGCGCTCTCGAGGGCCTTCTCCATCACCTTGCGCATATCCAGGTAGTCGAAGAGGCCGCGCCTGGCCAGGTGTGAAAAGGCGACGGCCAGCAGCGGGGTCACCAGGGCCAGGGCCAGCAGCGCCGTGCTGATGCCCTTGTCGGGGTCGGTGAGCAGCAGCGCGCCCAGCACAAGGGCTGAGCCACCGATCAGGAACAGGTTGCGGAATCGCATCGATTACTCCTTGTCGGCCTTCGAGTCGATCTTGTCCTCGATGCGCCGCAGCGCCGCGTGGATGTTGTCGAGGGCCTGGTGAAAGTCGTTCTTGCTGACGTAGTGCGTGGGCAGGTCGACGCGCATGTCGTTGACCGTCTTGGCCAGGGCCGCGTCGGTCTTCTCCAGCTGCTCGATCCGGCTGAACAGCACCTTCATGAACCAGCCGCCAAAGAAGGCGACCAGGCTCATGGCGATCTGGAATGCCAGGTTCATGTCCATGTCGCGCTCCTCAGGTCACCATCCAGCTCTCGCGCGGCGTGATGCGCGAGATGGAGTCCCGGAAGCGCTGACGGCCGCCAGCGACGCAGGCGGCCTCGGCCAGCTCGTTGCAGAACCAGGCGCGGTCATCGGCCCAGTCGCGGTGCAGCAGGAAACCGAAGATGGCCCGCCAGTCGTAAGGCTTGCCGAGCTGGGCGCGCACGAAGTCGAGCGCGGCCTGCTCGTCGACCAGCGGGATCTCTACAAGCTCGACGCGCGAGTACTCGTTGATGATCTCGAGCAGGGGGCGCCGCCGCACACCCCCGTGCGTCATGGTCGACTCGATCA